GCCTTTCCGCTCGACTCTCGTCAATGCTCTTACCTGTTGTGGAAATAAAAAAGCCCCGAGCTATTAACTCAGGGCTTTTGCCATGCCAAGCCAGCATACAGACTCTAAATATTATCTGCGGCCGGGTGGCGTGGAATTCAATTTGGGCTGCTCAGTTCGCTTTTGCTCCGAGCATACACAAAATGTACTACTTCGATTTCGCGTTTGCAATGCTTTCGGAAAATATTTATTAATTAAGCCGCTAATTGAGGAAATTCATTCTCAATTTCACGCCTCATTGCGAAAAATATTTCCGAGTCGAGCACATTCTCGCACCAGACAACGCGACGCCGACATGACTGCACATCCATTCCAGTGACCTGGCTTATCAGCCTGGCGATATCTTGCGTGCAATTGCGGTTGCAATATCGCTTAATAGCTACATCGCGGACGGGACTTTCACGGTGAAAGGTTTTAACCATTACGCGCTCAACAAACGCAGCATCATCTGATTCTTTGGCGAGAGCGATGATGTTGCTGAATGAAGATTGCGGGATAACCAGATCCCGAGCTTTCTGATACAGAGCATCGCCCCGCAAGCCTTCTTCCTCGTATAGCCGCATGACAACGCTTTCTATCTGCTTAGCCTTATCATCGCTCCACTGGCTTCGAATCATCAGGCGTCCGATAACGTTGATAGCCCCGGCGGGCGAATCGTCACCTGCATTAACCTTGCCCCAAACCTGAAGCATGTAATGCGCCCATGCTTTCTGGCGGGAGTTGATGGTTTTCTTCGGGTGCTTCCATACGCGGCGGAAGTGCGCATCGTCGATGAAGTTAACCATGCCAAATACTGGTGTAAGCCTCATTCTTCGATACCCCACTCTTTCCAGGCTGCTTTCGTTCTGGCTTTAATTCGAAGGCATGACCGATGCGCCCGAATAGCTTTTCTTGCTGAGTAATTCGCATAGCACCAGAGAATCCTGAACGCCGCGCAAATCCACACGAAGCCGAATAGCATTGAGCAAACGAGGCCAATGAATGCCAGGGTGTAAATCGTCATTTCAGATGCCGTCATGCTGCGCTTCCCCCATCAGGCTTATTGAGTCCGAGACGGTTAATAACCTCCCGTCGCATTGATTCCAGTCGCTTACGCGTCTCATCGTTGGTCTTCAGCGCATTGTCGATATCTTCGAGCATCTCGCGGTCCTTCTGCCGTTGATATGCAAGAGCGATGTTAGTTACCTGGCTCATACTGGCTCCCCCACCATTGAATCGAGTTGTCGACGTAGCATCTTCAGCGCGCCGTCCGGGAATGGCTGACGCGCAAGGCCGGTGAATATTCCGCGCACTTTCCGGTCGCTAATCCGTGGCATCAAAGCGCTAACCGTTGCGCGTATGGCCGCGTTGATTTTTCGGCCGTCTTTCTGCGCCAGCTTTGCTGCCAGCTCTACGGTCACCAACGCATCGAGATACTCTTCACACACCTCTCTGCTTACTTCGCTCATGCTGCTAACCTCTCGTTAATCGCTTAAGCATTCGGTATTTTTCTGCGTATCGAATGGCGCGAATTTTTATGCCGACACTTTTTTGAATTCTCTTATGCTTTATCCATTCCCTTGCCAGGAAACAGAACACAACTAGGAGATATATCGATAGGAACAACCCGCTTGTCATGCAGCCTCCTCGCGAGAATTGCGCAGGTCTTTAAGCTTCCGCTGATACTCCGCCTTAATCGCCTTGCACTCTTCGATGCTCCAGCGGTGCCGGCTGTGGTTCGACTCAATAGCCTCGACGGCTGCCAGCCCAATGCGCCTGATAAGCTCTGCGCGGTACGGTACGAGGTTTCCGCTTTTGTGCTGATTGCATACGACGCATTGCTTATGGATATTGCGTTCATCAAAGCGAAGCTGAGGGGCCGCAGCAGTTGACCGGTAGTGACCGGCATCCCACTGAGCGGACGTGAACGTTCCGCACGAGATGCATGGCAGGTCGCGGTCTCTTTCTCTGATGAAGGCGTTTACGGCTTGTTGTGCTTGTTTAATCCAGTAACTGCGGGGCTTTAAGGCGAGCTTTCGAATCTTGAGTCTGTCTTTCTGCTGCTGTTCTTCTCTTCGTCGCTTCTTCTCTGCTGCTTTGAGTGCTTTGTCGCGCTCCCTGCTTCGTCGCTCCCGCGCTATCTTTGCGCCGCACTCGGGCCCACACCACCACTGATTGGCAAATGCCGGGTGGAACCACTCTCTACACTCTTCGTTTTTACAGCGCCTGCGAGGTGATTTAGCCATTACTGACCTCCTTTTCATCGCATTTACACTTGCAGCATTCAAGGTGGTAAGGGAATGAATTATCCAGTTCCGTAAACCAACCTCTACATTCAGGGCAGTACAAGGCTTCCCATGGAACTCCGTACTCGGTTATCCATTCGAGAACCTGCTTTGTCATTGGGATTGGTGGGATAGATGAGATGCCGTAATTTTTGATCGATAGTTCCTTCAGGGCCATGTCGTAACGATGCTGTACCGATGAAAGGTGCTGCTTTGTTAAAACTAACTCCCGCCTTAACTGGTAATTTGATTCAATTAAATCGCTAATCCTTTTCCCTGGGTGAGAGAGTATTTTCATCATCATCCTCCGCCATAAAATGATTCGGATCACGATAGTAGATAGCCTGCGCTACGCACTCTTCGCAGCAGTGCGTCTCATCTGGCTCCAGTTGCTTGCTGCATCCTGCGCAGAGAGCTCTGGCTATGCTCTGCTGCTCGTATGCTTGGGTTTGGATGGGGCTAAGCATGTTGGCTTTCCTGCATCATGAGGAAGACAATCATGGCGGCGCGAAGTGGGTTTCTGTGTTCGATTGCACTGGTAACAGTCTCATCGGTGCCGAATGCGCCAATGGGTGCGTCGTATTCGTATGATGCCTCCCAAGTGCCGGTGTAGTGGTTTAGAGAAATGCCATTCGCAACAATAATTGGCCACGCATCGGCGGGGTTGTTGCAGTAGTCAATCCACATATTTATATGATTCAACATGACGACAGAGGGCGAACGGGTTTTGCTTTCAATGAATGTTTTGTCAGGGTGCTGTATTTTTGCTACCAGCAGGTTTATTTCTTGGTCTGATAACTGTGAATAGTCCATCAGTGCAGCCTCGCTGTGTTTGTGCCGTCTACTGGCTCAATGGTGATAACCAGCTCTTTGTCTTCCAGTTGCCAGATGAGCCCTTTGTCTTCTTCGCCCTCGCTCATTTGCTCGACGAAGCCCATGAGGTAATTCATCAGGATGTTCATGGCATCCACGCCATCGCCCTGCATGTCTTCCATGAGGTCGGCGAAACGCTCCGCGTACTCGTATTCAGCTGTCATATTCAGCTCCTAGTTAGGCTGGAGTGGTAACCATCCATGTCAGGATGAAAAGGCACATCAGGAAGAAGCTGACGTATTTCACCGTGTCTACATGCGGCTTTACGTAGCGGTCATCGCTGATTTGGTATCTGGTCTTCCTGGCGGGCTTGTGCTTGTGTCGGTATTTTCGGGCTCTAGGCATTGCTTTTCCTCCTGGCGCGCAGGCGCTCCCACATCACATCGTGAAGGTGAGAGGTATACGCGAAGGTTTTTATGTCGGACGGGGAGACTTCTGGCTTTCGTTTCTTTCGGTGGGTAACGCGGTAGATGCAGTTTTCGCAGACTATTTCCGTTATACTTCGTCGCTGTCGCCTCATGCTGCCACCCGTCTTCCCGTTCGTTTAGCCCACTCAATCGCTTCCTGAGCATCCTCACTCCACCGGACGCCTCTCTCTGCGCCGAAAGCGTTTATAAGCTCCAGAAGCTCGCTGAATTCGCTTACGCGCATCTTGCTGGTCGACTGCCCGAGCACGACAAAGCCGCCGTTAATCCCCGGCGCTGAGCGCTGCCCCTTAAGCGCTGCTGTGAAGATGTGCTTCCAGTCTTCGCTATCCAGCTTCATGCCATGCCATACGACCTGTTCAGACACATCGCGCAGGGTCGCCCAAAGCCGACGATTTTGGTCTAGGCTTCTGGTTCTCTGCTTCACCTCAACAATTAAATCTAAATTGCAAGTTCTAATGAACTGAATGGCGTTGTACCTTACAGATTCACTTATCAAATGATATCTAATAGTCTTCATTCAAAACTCGCAAATTTGCCAAAACATTCCATGGCCTTTTTTACATATGCATCGTACGCATCCGCTGGGTTATCAAATAATCCAAGGCATGTTTTCTTGCCGTTGCAGACTATTTGTGACCTCCATTTTTTTGATTTTTTATCCCATGACACGCCTTTATATCCAGATTTGTT